TGGAGTATAACCAGCTAATTATTGGAGTATATAAGATATCGAATACCTTATCAGGTAGATATTATATAGGATATTCAACTAATATTAATAGAAGATTTACTGTTCATCGTAACAAACTTAAACAGAATTATCATGATAATATATTTTTACAAAGAGCCTATAATTTAGATGGCGAAGATAAATTTGTTTATGAAATAATTCATATTTGTGATACAGAAGAATATGCTAAGGAAATTGAATTACAATATTTAACAGATTTAAGCATTCGTGAACACTTGTATAATTTAAATTTTAATAATAGTGGAGGTGACCTATTATCAAATCATCCTGATAAGGAAAAAATAAGAGAAAAAATTTTGAAATCACAAGCAGAAAATATGAGTAAATTATCATCAGAAGAAAGAAAACAAAAATATGGAAAGTGTGGTGAAAGAAATGGGATGTATGGTAAAACACATACAGATGAAATAAGAAAAAAATTATCAGATACTCATAAAGGAAATACATATCGTAATGGTAAAAAAGCGTCTGACGAAACAAGGCAAAAAATGTCGGAAAACGCAAAATTAAAACTTGGAGAAAAAAATCCATTTTATGGAAAACATCATTCAGAAGAAACAATACAAAAAATTAAGGAAAAGAACAAAGGAAGATTGCCTCCAAATACAATAAAAATTTCAATTGATGGAAAAATATATATTTCCATAACAGAAGCTGCTAGACAGTTAAATTTGGCAGCACCAACCGTTTTATGGAGACTTAAATCTAAAAATCCTAAATTTGATAATTATAAATATTTTGAAGAAGAAACTAAGCTACCATCTGAAACTTTATAGGTTCGTGATGTTGATAGTTTTCTAAAATAAAATCATCTACTTGATAATCATTAATGTTCTCTCTAACTTGTTTAATAGTAACTGTTGGAAAAGGATATGGTTTTCTATTTAGCTGCTCTTTAATAATTTCAATATGGTCTTCATATAAATGACAATCTCCTTTGAAATATACAAATTCATGTGCTTGTAAACCACAGTGTTTTGCCAGTAAATGAGTTAAAAAACTATAAGATGCTATATTAAAGCTCGTCCCACATGCCTCGTCATTGCTGCGTTGATACATCGCACACGATAATTGGTCACCATTTTTTACATTAAACTGACAAAAAATATGACAGGCAGGGAGCACCATTTCATCCAACTGTAAAGGGTTCCACGCTGTCATTATGAGGCGCCGACTAGTCCGCTGTTTTGGGTCCTTAAGAGCATCAATAATTTGTCGTAGCTGGTCGATTCCTCGTCTGCCACCATCTTGTACTCCACCAGTCGAAGTATTATAATCTCCATTAAAATGCCTCCATTGGAATCCGTAACCAGGTCCAATAAGCCCCTCACGATAATGTTTCAACCCTCTGCTGTCCAAAAATTCCCGAGACGTATTTCCGTCCCAAATATGAACACCTTGGGCTTGTAATAACTTGTTGTCCGTTTCACCACGAATAAACCATAACAATTCTTTCAAACAGGTCTTCCAAGCGGTCTTCTTGGTGGTCAGAATCGGAATCTTACCATTGGCCAACGAAAAACGCATCGAGTTGCCGAATATGCTCTTAGTTCGCCCATTGCGCCCTTCCTCCCAAGTGCCTTTGTCAAGAATTTGTTTGATTAAATTCAAATATTGGTCTTCTTCTAAGTTTACGACGGTGTTTAAGTTTACGACGGTGTTTAAGTTTACGACGGTGTTTAAGTTTACTTCCGCTTCTAAATTTTCTGCTACTAAGTTTTTTTCCGCATAGCTTAAAGAAAGCATATTTTCTTCAATCGGGTGTTCACTCATTGTAAATAACTTAGGTAAATATTGTTTAACTTGTTTTTTTTAAAACTTGTTTATAAAAAACAAAGTAAAAAACTTGTTTAAAGTTTTTTATTTCTTATTATACCCTATATAAGAAATATGGATAGTTTAGAAGAATTAACAAAGTCAACCAATGGGAAACCTGGATTTTTCAAGCACGTATTTAATTTTGACGAAACATCCAAATCGGAAATGTCAAATATAGTCCAATACGCGGTTTTAGCCTTAATCCCGATTGTAATCATGAATAAATTAATACAACATTATGTCCCGGAAGCCGACGACGCAAAAGGCAGCCCGGAAATTTTAGCAGAAATAATCGGCCAAGTGATTGTCATGTTTCTAGGTATACTCATTATTCACCGAATGATAACATTTATCCCGACACATAGTGGAGAAAAATACAGCGACTTCAGTGTTACGAATATTATATTAGCATTCCTTGTGATTGTCTTAAGTCTTCAGACCAAATTGGGTGAGAAGGTGAGCATCATTGTTGACCGAATTACAGAGCTTTGGAATGGTCCACAAGACACAAAGAAGAAAGGCAAGAAGGGGCAAGGCAATGTCAAGGTGTCGCAGCCAATTTCACAACAGCAACCGCAAACCGCAATGAATCAGTCACTTAATTCCATGGGTTCAAGTATGGGAACAACATCGATCAGTTCATTGCCGCAACAGTCTAGTCCAGATTTCAACAGCATGTATCAGAATGATAACACACCGCTAGTTGGCGCGGCTACTCCTGGAATGGAAGGATTTGATAATGGACCGATGGCGGCAAATGATGGCGGTGCTTTCGCGTCACCCTTTGGACAGAGTTGGTAAATTACCGATATATCTGGTCATATGTTGGCATTGCGTCATCACTTAAACTGTAACTATTAACTGAAGGCCCTCGTATTTGCTTATCGGTTACTCTAACACACTCGTCATTGTGTAACGCATTGTATACATCATCGGTATCATCTGGGTCTAAATAGAAACAACAACACATTTTTTTTAAAAAGCGAGAAATCATTTGAATAGTGTTAGATTAGAATATAATATAATAAAATATTTAAACTTATTTTATAATATAAATTATTATGAGTTCTTTTACAAAAACAAAACCAAATTATAATAAATTAAACAATACTAACAATACTAATGCTAATAAAACAAATTCATTAGACATAGACAAGCTCGAGAAAGCCCTCGACAATAATTCAAACGAAAATATCATTAATTTCACAACAGAAAAAATTAAAGAAATGAATTGGAAAATAATACAAGAGTTAAAATTAGATAAACTGGCAGCATTAGACTACCTAGGGAAGCTAAAGGGCTACAAATATGTGGATGAATTGACGGATTTGAAGCACGGTGGATTTGTGCGTTGGATACCAATTACAGACCCGGATTATTTACCACTGAACCAATGTGGCATCGTTTGTGATATTAAAATTGGTGACGAAGGTGTATTTATAACGTGTAAAAATTTTATGCATCGGCATTATAATTTCAAGATGGATGATGTTATCATATTTCAAAAACTAACATCACAAGAATTGGTTATATTGAGCGCACTGGATCACTTGAACGACGATTTAGCAACAAACTTAGAAGAAGAGGTCTTAAGCAAAGCAGAAAACTTAGAAGAAGCGGTCTTAAGCAAAGCAGAAAACTTAGAAGAAGAGGTCTTAAGCAAAGCAGAAAACTTAGAAGAAGAAGCAACCTTAGAAGACGACGACAAAATAGGAAACTTAGAAGACGCAAATGAAATAGATTACTAAATCATGTGTTTACTTTTTAGTAGGTTCACAATCCTTAAATAGTCCTTTAACAAATTTCCCTTTTTCAATCATATTTATTTCCGTTTTTGTTAGTTGCTTCCTGGTATAATGTGTTTTTTTACCGCGTCTAAAATGTGCTACACATTTGTAGCCTTTGCTGCCAACAATATGAACCTTATGGGTTTTTTTATTTGGACCATGATGTTTGTGCTGAACATTGGAATATTTGAATGCCATATCCTTTTTATAATATATACCTGTATAAAATATAATATTATACCTATAAAATATAATAATGAAAATTGACAAATATTTCATAATCCATTTATTCCACATTTTGTTAGTTGGTCCTCTCTTTTTATATGTAGGAATTCAAAGGGATACAATGCCAAAGCTAATGTTTCCATTTTTGCTAGTATTAGGCGCATTCATCACAATATATCATATGTATTTAGCTTATAATAAATACAAACAGAGTCAAAGTGCGTGGGTAAATTACATCCATTTCCTTATTATCGGACCTTTGTTAGTATACATTGGGTTCCAAGGTTTAGAAACACCAAGAAAATTCTTTGAAATACTATTGATGTTGGGAATGGCGGCAATTGGCTACCATGGGTATTATTTGGTTCAAGAACTGTACACCTTTTCGCATTGAAGATGCGCAAAGTAACGGTTCCAATCCAGTCATTTCTGCCCCTGAAAGGGGCAGATTGAATGAGAAATGGTGTAAATCTTCAAAGGTGTAAACTTAACATTTTATCTTAACTAACACTAACAAAAAAATAAAATATTGCGTTAAAATATATAATGAGTGGCACAGGCAGTTTAAGAACTTTAAGAATATCGGGCGCGAATGGAAGCAAAACACTCGGCTCACTAATTGCGAATGGATCAAGCTCGGGCGCTGGCTCGACTATGCGTATGTATAAATACTATACATCTCTTGGGTATTCAACTCAGTCATTTTACTTTGATGTGTTAGGTCTAAGTTTTGGCGAATTCAAGGGACGAAGACAATTATTTACTCGTTAAATCAAACAAGTAATCAATAATCCAGATAAATAATTTTATATTTTTCGTATAAACGTTGTATAAAATTATTTTATTTACAAATCCATTTTTGGGTTAACGCTTTAGAAACACTATCTAACGCACCCTCGGTCCAGCCTTGGTTCTCCGCAACAACCTCACCAACAACTAATATATCCGGTAAAGGATGCTGTATATAATGTATATATTCATTTGCGGTCATTCCTTTCGGCAACGGACTGTAATAATGTGTGCCAATCGGCCAATAAAAATCAAGCAATGCTGTAATTTGTAATGTATTTGGAGGAATTTTTAGCGTCTCTTCTAACAGTTTGGAAAAAAACAAACGATTTTTCGCAGTATTCTCTAAATAGTCTTTCAAAACTTCAGCATTGACATTATCCGAATAAGCAATCATATAGACGCCCTTTTCCTTAGACATGGGTATTATTTTCTGTAATGGTCCAGACACAATGGTATACGTTGGCACATATTGTCGCATAATATCAGCGGATGCCTTGGGAAACTTGGCATACAGTCGCAAAAATGGTTGTCCCTTTATATAATTATAAAGACTATATTGGGTCTTATTTAGTATTTGAGGCAGCAACTTTTGTATACCCGTAATTGTAGTAGCTATTATAACCTTGTCGCAGTAATATTTTACACCTTTGTCGGTTTCTAATACGTATTTTCTTAAAGTCTCGGTATCAGTCAGCTGAATACTCGTAACATTGTTAGATGCCCTTACAAATTGCGTGCCAATTTTGTGAACCAGTGTTTGGATTAATTGTTTCCAGGGAATATACAGACCATTTAGTCCACCTGTATTATCATCCATCCCATATTTATATAGCGTCTGTGATACATCCTCGTTTTCATAATCAGTATACCCGATAGTTTCAATAAATCGTTCATATAATTTGGCACCCAGAAGTGGTTTGGCGAATTGCTTGAATGTTTTTTTTAAACTTTTTTCATCCTTAAGATAATGCCTTTTTAACATTTGGAACACTTTATTCACATCAACAGGATCGCCATCTAAGGCATAATTGACGTCTAATTTGAAATCAGTATATTCAATATGTAGCTCTTTTAGAAGCCCCTGTAGCAAATGGTCCTTATCTTTGCGGCCAATCCCGGCGCCCGTAACCACAGTAGTTCCGTAAAACTCATCATTATTTAGTCGCCCACCAATCCAATTCTTTTTGTATTTTTCTAAAACCAGAAAGGTCTTATTGGGTGCTAACCGTTGAATGGTATAAGCGCTATATAAACCGGCAATTCCGGACCCAATAATAATAATATCATAGTTGTTTTTCTTTTTCATAGTAGTATTCATTTTATATTTAGAAGTTAAAATTATATTTAGATTTAGATTTAGAATTAGATTTAGATTTAGATTTAGATTTAGATTTAGAATTAGATTTATTAAATTTTACATTCCACAGAGTAAAGGTTTCTGATTTAATAACTGTAATTTTAGAGATAATTTAGAAACCATTTTATTTATGTCATCCTTATTACCAAGCAGCATTGTTTTTATAGAATTCTCAATATCTAATAATTGAACCGTTAATGCGCCACCAAATCCGGCATTATAACCAATATCACAAGAATCCAATTGATTGTCTAAACACGCACTCAACGAATATACATTTGACGAACTCTTAATATCAATATCAAATAATGTTCCAGAGTGACAAGTATCTCCTAAACAAACAGCACGTTTGCTTTTCCCCAATTTAGAAACCAATAATGTGTTTATTTCGTTATCCAAAATAATACCGCCATTGTAAGCAATATATTCGTCTAAACGGTCTGTTTCTTCGGATGTTTTTGAAGCACGCTGATATCCATGACCCGATATAAGTATTATAACATAATCATTTGGCAAGACATTATTTGTGAACGCAGCAAAAGCTGTTTTATAATTATTTAATTTATCAAATACAATATTTTTAGTAGTGAATTTGGATTGTATTTTTGTGTCGTTGTCGATAGATAGAACAAATGTTTGTCCCCTTTTGATGTTATTTTGTTTAGAAAATTCATTCGTATAATAGTCAATATTTACTATATCTCTTAAACAAGAACCACCTAGACTACGCGCATTGTCGGCTTCAATTAGTAACACATGGACTGAACCGTCTCCATTGACTTTGACCTGAGGCTCGGGAACAGTCACAGGCTTAGAAACAGTCACAGGAACAGGAACATTGACTTTGACCTGCGGTCTAGGAACCGGCTTAGAAACAGTAGGCTTAGCAACCGTTTTTTTAACAGGCATAAACAAATTCGTTTTTCCAAACATTATATAAATTATATAAACAAATATTATTTTACCTTCTTCTAAACTTAACCGTCCGATTTTTTTTACAAGTAAATTTACCGCGGGTGTAACCCTTGTTAACAAATATTGTCTTAGTACAGATGCCAATTGATTTAGCCTCATTCTTAACATCAACCTTCTTAATACATCTACAAAGTTTTTGAGACATAATCTCTTCTGCCTGTTTCTTCAAAAGCCGCTTCGATTTGGGGATTTTCATTTTATAAAAGTTCAAGATACTGGCATAATCTTTATTAGTTAATTCAGTAGACATAAGTGTCTATATTTATTTACAATATTTTATTTTTTGTTTTATAATATCATACAATATAATATATGTTATTGTATGAATTGCGGTTCTAAAATAGTAGTATTTGATTTAGACGAAACTCTAGGTTATTTTGTAGAGTTTGGCATGTTTTGGGACACATTGAAGCAGTATTATAAAAAGGAAGAAAATACAAATACAAATACAGTATTTGACCAAAGCCTATTCAATAAACTATTGGATTTATATCCCGAGTTCACACGTCCAAATATTTTAAACATATTAAAATATCTAAAACAAAAAAAACAGGACCAACACTGTCACAAATTAATGATTTATACTAACAACCAAGGTCCACCTGAATGGGCTCAGCAAATCAAAGGCTATTTCGAAGACAAACTAAAATTTATATTATTTGACCAAATCATTGGCGCATTCAAAGTCAATGGGAAACAAGTTGAATTATGTCGAACTACACATATGAAAACACATAAGGATTTCATTAGTTGTACTAAAATACCCGAAACCACACAAATATGCTTTATTGATGACGTATTTCACCCCGGTATGACTAACGATAATATATATTATATACACATCAAACCGTATACATATGACCTGCCATTTGAGACCATTACCGACCGATTTATTGCCAGCGGATTGCTTTTCAAAAACACCCCTACATCGATGAAGGAGGCAATTATTGTCGGGATGAAGCGCTATAAACACACGTATGTAGAGAAGCCGCCTTTAGAACACGAAATTGACGCAATGTTGTCCAAAAAAATACTCCATCATTTACATACGTTTTTCAATCGGAAGATTATAAATACAAATACAAATACAAATAGTAATACAACGGTTAAGAATAGAAAACATATTAAAAACCCTACAAAAACTACAAGTAAAACTATAAAAAACAAACGTCTATAGTGGCATTCTATAGTCGAAAGACTTGTAAACCACCTTTTAATTTTTCTAAATACATTTGTAATAATTCATTTATCGCCGTAGTTGTTATTAAAAACACACCAGCACTAAATGCGATTTTTCCGTCCAATTCATTAAAACGAACGCGAGTAAATGGATTAAATCGCACAATTAAAAACAAACTGACATACATTTTGACGTAATATTGTAGGTCATCTAAATATTGTGGTGCGTTTGCTGACAGACCTAATAAAATCGCAAAATACAGAACCCATGTTAGATATATAATAACAGAAAATCCATTTTTCTGGATTAGATACAAATTCATTTTGTTATATATAATATAATCAAATATATTATATATTATTTTATTTTATTACCCTTTATTTATTTAAGCTTTCTCAGGTTTCTCCTTTTTCTCAGGTTTCTCCTTTTTCTCAGGCTTCTCCTTTTTCTCAGACTTCTCCTTTTTCTCAGGTTTCTCCTTTTTTTCCTTTTTCTCCTTTTTCTCAGGTTTCTCTTCAGGCTTCTCAGGTTTCTCTTCAGTTTTCTCCTTTTTCTTATATACTTTCTTCTTCTTCTCTTCTACTTTGGTTTCTACTTTGACTTCTTCCTTTTTCTCTTCTTTGACTTCTTCCTTTTTCTCTTCTTTTATCTCTTTATCAATAACGCTTATATCGATCGTTTCCTTTTCATTTTCATTTTCATCATCACTATCATCCATGTCAACATCAGTCGCATTTTCATCATCGTAAATTGCCAATGTTCGGGCACTCGGATCCTTCGCCGACACATATTTCGGCATCCAATAGTAAGACATTATATGCGACTGATTAGGAAACTCCTTGTCAAAAATATGCTTATAATACAGCTTCTCCTTCTCTCTAGGACTTAAATTACTATCTACCATAAAAGTTTTCACAATACTTTCTTGTAAGACAGTAAATAATGACCTGCTCTTGGTGCTAACCCCGTCACTAAACGCCTCCTTCTTGCGCCAAAGGATCTCGTCCGGCAGCAATTTGTCCTTCTGAAAAGCACTTCTTAGTAAAAATTTCTCCATTGTTCCAGTGACATTGTGATTACGGAATTCCACAGGTATCGACAAATAGAAATTCACAAACTCTTTATCTAAAAATGGCGTTCTTGGCTCCAGACCATTCGACGAAATACTCTTGTCTGAACGCAACACATCATACATATATATATCTCGTAACAAACGATGTGTCTCTCTATCGAACTCAATTGAGTCTGGGCACTTGTTCATATACAAATAACCACCACAGACCTCATCGGAACCGTCACCATTAAAAATCACCTTCGCGTTACTGTTTCTAGATATGAATTTCCCTAGTAAATAGTTGCCAAGACTGGCTCGTATAGTCGTGACATCATAACTCTCGATTGCCTTGATCACCTCTGGAATAACATCAATCATAACATCCTCGCTCACGGTGATTTCAGTGTGATTTGATTTGATATAATTTGCCACCATGCGTGCATATGCCAGGTCTTCTGAGTCGGGCAATCCAATACTATAGGTCTCTAAATTCACCTTGGGTCTCGTGTATCCCTTGGGAATATTTCTGCTATGGATTTTCTGAACCATCGCGGTAATTAAACTGCTGTCTAGGCCACCAGATAGCAAACAAGCAATGGGTCTCTCGGTATTTAGATACCTCTTCTTAACCGCTGATTCCAATTTATCATGTATTCCAGCAATATAATATTGGAATATTGTTTCACGTGTTTTTTGTTGAAGCTCATATAATGCCTGAGGATATGAATACGCAAAAGACGGAATATGATATTTGATATGTGGACACATTATCCAGTTACCGTCAATTAAAACGTGCTGAACATATGACCCCGTGGGAAAATACATGACGGGTTGCTCCTCAACATTCGCCATTTCACAGAGCATTTTGAGTTCGGATGCGTAACCAATCACACCGCTATCATCTCTTGAAGAAAAATAATATAACGGTCTTACACCATAGGGGTCTCTAGCAACAAAAATAGTATTATACTCGTAGTCGTATAATATAAAGGAGAATACACCGTCCAACATTTTAATCGCATGCTCAATACCATATTTTCTGTATAAGTAAACAATGACTTCGCAGTCTGATTCAGTTTTAGGCTCGATTTTCATTAGCTCATATAATTTCTTGTAATTATAGATTTCTCCGTTACATATTAAACTACAATTCCATATATTTAGCGGCTGATTGGATAAACTGGTTAGGCCGTTAATCGCCAGTCGATGGAAGCCTTGAATATACTTCTCCTCCTCGTGTAACAATATTTCGGAGAATTCTGGCCCTCTGTGCTGACCCTTTTCAAACTGCGCCTTGATGAATTCTTGGTCAGTGTTTTTATTTACAGGCTTCTTTATACTACTATCGTTTGCACTAGTACTACTTCCGTCTGCATTAGGCTCCTCTTCATTTTTATAATTTAATAAAGCAAAAATTCCACACATTATTAATACAATTAAGACAATTGTATCTAATACATTTTAATAAATATTATATTTTATTTTGTTATGATATTATAATAATGAACGCATTTGAATACAATGACCAAACATCTTCTCAAAAAGCAAGTACAATGAATAGTCGTGCTTATAGTCGCAACATTCCCAGCAGTCAATTACAGCCTTATTTAGACGCGCGCGCGGTTTCCACCAAATACGCATTGATGCCAATTGTTGACTTAAGAACTCCTATTCAGACGCCATTAACGCAACAAGCCACGTTTAATACTAGAAACACATTCAATCCCGGCAACGATTTTGGACCATGGTCTGGGTTCGCATCAAATGTAAATAAGGAGTCTGATTTAAGAGGTCAAATCAATGCTTTACAAGAATGTAGTCAGGCATTTTATGTGCCCAGTAGTAACAGTGATTTATATAAGTATGGCTGGAACCAAAATAATTCAATTGCGCAACCCTTTCCCGAGTTATTTAAAAACGAACATTTTAATTCATTTAATCCCAATCCTAATCCAGATGTAATTGGATACGGTCTATTCAATAATGCCACACGACAACAAGTGAAGGATTTGACGAAACCAACTACTGTATAAATAAAATAACACTTATTACATTTTATTACAATTTATTACATTTTATTACATTTTATTACAATTTATTACATTTTATTACAATTTATTACATTTTATTACAATTTATAACAAATTATATTCTATTATCATTTATTATATTCATAAAATGTCAGACGATTTAGTAAATCAAATCACATTGAATTTCTTAATAAGTAAACAACAATTACAAAAACTGAATAAAAAGATTAAGCAAAAGGAGGAAGACAAAATAAAGACAGATATGGAGATTTATAAAGACAAAATCGTGGATCTGTTTTTAAAAATGATAAATGACGATTTACCTGATGATTTGTTAGAAGATGTCAAACATAGTTATACATATTTTGTTGAGAAGAGTATCTATTATCTGAAAATGAAGGAGTCAAATAATGAAACATTTTCAAGCGCAGCAGAAGAAGCTGATAAAGAAGAAGACGCAACAGTCTTAAGCGCAGCTGAAAGCTTAGAAGACTTAGAAGAAGAAGATGAAGAAGATGAAGAAGAAGATGAAGATGAAGATGAAGAAGAAGATGAAGAAGAAGAAGAAGATGAAGAAGAAGAAGAGTTAGAAACAAGAAAAGCAGTTCCATTTTTTAAAACGCAATCCACCACTATAAACAAAACAAGGTATAAGAAATTCACAAATACAAAGTCCAAAGGTGTAGATGATATTCAGCAACTGCCACTGGATTGGTTTAGCAAAGTGCGTCAGACATACAAACAAAACCAAATTATACCCAGGCGCAAGGACGCCACTGCTGAAATATCTAGTAAAGGTGTTGTCATTGAATCGCCATCCAATTATAAAAATACAGAAAAGAAAAATATTAATAGATTATATGAAGACAAAACAAATGATAAAAACAAAAAGACAAAACAGTAAACATAACAATAAAGGACGATATAAGACTAGCAAAAGGAAAAAAACGAAAAAACTAAGGTTAAATAACAAAACTATGGTTTTAGAAGATAATGAAAAACAGTTTAAAAAACTAAATTGTAGTCCTAAGGATAAAAACGAAGTCAAAGAATACACATGTTATACCGATACTGACTTACAAAAGTTGCGCGATATGTGGAACGCTAGGCACCCTGACAAAAAGATTACAACAAATGACTCAAAAGAAATATGGGCAATGTTGAAAAACTATTATACAAAAATCTGTAACAAGGAATCGTGTTGGGTGCGTCAAATGACAAAAGGAACCAAAATGGAAAAGGAATTACTCGAATCATTTGCCCCCGTGTCGCCAATTGAATGGAAAAAGAACCCAAGAGAGTGGCTCTCCAGCATCGATATTATTGAAGTGATGAACCAATATGAAAAATCATACAAGTGTTTCGAGTTTTTAGGCCCGTCCCCAATCGACTACGACACCCATAAATTATATGGCGAATGCGTTTGGGAAGAACTATGTCATTTTGATTTAGCCGAACAAATCAAAAACGGAAAGAATAAAATCGGTGTCGTGTTTAATACGGACCCGCATACCAAGGGAGGTGAACATTGGATATCATTGTTTATAAATATTAAAAAGGGCACCATATTCTTTTTCGACAGCGCGGGTGATAAGGCACCAAGACAAATAATGAAATTTGTTAAAACCGTGACAAAACAAGGCCGTAACTTGCCTGAAAAAATCAACTTCAAGTTTGACCAAAATTATCCATTGGAGCACCAATATAAGGATTCAGAATGTGGTGTATATTCTATATATTTTATAGTACATATGCTTGAAGATAAAGTGACAGAGCATTATTTGAAAACACATGTAATAAAGGATACCTATGTACAGCAATTCAGAAAAATATACTACAATGATGAACTTTAATAAAAGTCATTTTGTAAAAGGAATAATTAAATATAAACTAACAAATAATAACATAAAAACACTAGGTTATTATTTATAAATAAACACGAGCAAACAATGAATACAATGAATACAATGAATACAACAAATACAAATATAAATACAATAAATACAAAAAACGTATCACCAAATATCAAAAACTTTTTAAATAACAAAAATATAATCATGTTATGGGAAGTTTTGTTAGATGAACTTCATATAAACCCCAATTCGTCAACAGTTGTTCAAAATATTAAAACTGTATTCGATGGAAATATTAGTCTCTTTACAACAAGAGCAAATCCAAATGCGGGATTAATGAACCTGAACAAATTGTTTTTAAATCAGGTTCTAATTGCCGTCAATCAGTTGTTTCCAAATTTGAAACAGGAGCAGCAAATGAAACTAATAAATATTAGCGAGGAAATAATTGGAGAGCCTTATAAAGTGGAAGATATACATAATGCTAGGCAAACGGATTTTGAAAAGCAAGTAGCAGACAAACGGAATGAATTTGAGAGTTCAATCAATCTGAAGAAGCCGCAACCGGTTGATTTCTCAGACAAGGTGGAGCCTGAAATGAAGATTATGGAAATGGAGGCGCTCATTGCCGAGACAATGGCAAAGCGGAAGTTTGATATTGAACAAATACAAGGTACAAATACAAATACGAATACGAATACGAATACGAATACGAATGTTTCAAGAAAAACAGTATCATTCAATGAAAATATAACATTACATGTAGATGATTATGAAAGTACAAATATTAGAGACACGCCAAATGTATTAACAGATATAGAGACAGACACGTCAAATATATTCAATAAATTAAAAAAAACTGCGATAAACAAAGATATAAAGCCATTAGTAACAACCACTGATGCTAAACTAGGTGAACTAAATAATAAAATAGATAAACTTGTTATTATGATGGAAAAAATGCTTTTGTTGATTGACTGTAGTAAACTTTAGACGAACAACTCACTTATGTACTTGTTGGAAATATAGGCTCAGTTTCTGGTTGTGGGGTTTTTGGAGATCCCTTGGCTATGTCGAAATCTTGAAAATACCATCCATCAAGATTGGTCCAATATTGGTTTCTATTATCCCACATCGCATACCACTCTTTAATGCTTAGGGTATTAGTAGTTTTGGCAGAACTGGGTTCATTTTGATTAGTATTATTAGTTACAGCCCTAATCATAATTGTATAAGCAGTTGATTTGTTACTCACATTTATATCAAAAAACATAATTGGGTATTCCGGCCAACGTTTCGGCCAGAACCCCAATTGGCTTGTATTTAATGGCGTAATTGGGACTGATAAATTTAGACCAGCAGCGGTCCACGTAACCCCTTTATTATTAGACCATTCGTAGTCCTTAATTTGTTCAGTAGCGTTAATCGGTTGATTAAAATATACTCTTGCCCATGGACCAAGCTTACTGTTGTATCTTATAGAGAGGATTTTTGGAGTTAAAGGATTAATTGACATTTTGACAGATACTATATTTGATGCGTCTCCAAATCTGCCTAATTTTACCGGAAATGTTACTTTATCAGTTGTCGTTGGTTCGCTATAAACATAATTCATCGCAAAAAGATTGAAATTATCATCATCATTGGGAATATCTTTTTTTGAATAATACCGTATACATAATTTCACATCGCAATTTAAATACAAAAAATCACCAGTAATTGTCAAAGGACTAGTAGTTTGCGGCGAGCTCCCACATGGCTGCCAATTTTTTCCATTATCTATACTATAGTAAATATCATTTACTGTTTCATTATGTTTTATATTATTGGTAAAATATACTAGACATTTTCCTAAATTACCATTTATCTTAGTAATAGTAGGATAACTAATCATGAAAATATCATTTTGCACTATAACATAATCTTTGCCATATGTAGTAGGTCTGGTAACAATTGTATTATAACCATTTATCTGAGCCTCAATCAGGTCATAAATTCCAGTGATCC